CCGGTGTCACCCTTTGGGCCGGTTGCACCTGTTGCGCCCTGGATGCCTTGCGGCCCTTGGGGGCCTTGTGGGCCGGTTGCGCCTTGCGGCCCAGTCAAATCGCTGGTTGTGGTCGATTGGCCGTCGCCGTAGTAAATCGTCAGCGTGCCATCGCCGTTGTCAACCACGTTGGTGATGCTTTGGCCTTCTGGGCCTTGTGGGCCAGCGCCAATGATCTCAATGGTCTGCGTCACCTGCTCCGTGACAACAACAGTCCCATCCTCAGTGATAACCACTTGGTCTGTCATCGCGTCACCTCGCGCTCAAACGTCACTGCGCCAGCCAAAATGGCCGTGACAAATCCGCTGGATGATTCAAGCTCCAGGTCATAGACCCCGCATCCGGCAGTGATGGCCGCAGTGGTGTCTGCGTCGATCTCCAAGACAATCGTGCCAGCCACGCCGCCAAGCGTGATCCGGTCGTTTTCTGTTGTCAGTTCAACAATGACGTCAGGATTGCAAACGCCTTGGCGGATCTGCATCCGTGCGATGTAGCCGGTCAGGTCAACTGGAACGCCTTCGGAATCTTTCCAGACAAGGTTTTGCAGGAATGTCGAGCCCTGCCGAATGGTGATGTCGTATTCTGCTGCCATGTTTTCCCCTTATGCTGGAGCGATCACAGTGACCGTGCCGCTTGAGCCTTTGTATTTCAAGGCTCCAGCCTCAACGTACAAGACGCCTCCACCCGTTGGCGTTGCGGGCGCTGTCGTGTTTGGCAATGGCAAAACGCTGGAATTTTCCCAGTATGTGTTCGCATCATTGCGTTTCAAAATCTGCTTTGCGGCCACCGATGTCACCCGAACATCGTGCAACTCGTCCAGTTCGTAGCCGTTCTGAGTCTGAATGTAAATCGACCCGCCGCCAGAAGCGCCACCTTTGACGACATAGCCGCACATGACCAAGTGATTTGGCGCTGTTGGTTTGACGTTGGTGATGCCGCCAGGCGTTGTTGGCGAAAGCCAAACCACGTCACCATCGGCAAAGCCTGTCGTGCTGATGTTGTTGACCATGCCTTGTGTCGTCACAAAGCCAGATTGGCCGTTTGCGATGTTCTCAGTCGCCATGCCAAGAATTGCCGCAGATGTTGAGTCAGACGATGCCACGGCCAATGCCACCTTCAGGCGCTGACCCTGCGACCCGTCAACGTAAACCATTTGGCGCTCAGTGATGGTCGTTCCAGTGCCGTTGTAGACATAAATCAGGGTTTCTTGGCCGATCTGTAAATTGACATTGCCGCCAATCATGCCAATCTGAGGCCCACCCCATGTTGTGTCCCATTGCAGCTTGCCGACGCCAACGACTGGCGTGATGGCTGTATTCAGTTGCACGCTGTCAGCAGGCAGCGGAATCAACTTGGCCGTTGTGGTGTGCTTTGTCACGCCGCCTTGGACAATTGGCACAAGCTCAGTGCCAGTCAGCGCCGATGCGGCGGGCAGTTCGCTGACTTTGATTGTGGGTGCTGTCATTGGGCAATCCTCGGGTTTTGCGGCATTTTAGGCCGGATTACAGAAATTCCATAACGATGTCGCGCTTGGCCTGCGGGTTGAGCATATCTGAGATGGCGTCCATCATGGGGTCTAGCTGGTCGTCATGAGCGCCATTGGGAAATACGCTCGCCTCGGCCAGCAGGTCGGACAGCCATGGCGCGGCCTGGGGCAGCAGCACGTTGCCGGCCTGGATCTGCGGGGCGACGTCCATGGCGCGGGTCACTTTGTCGATGTTGCGCTGGATCGGGATCACGGGCACGCCCTCGCGCTTGAGGGTCTGAATTAGGCCAGTGCCGGATGCCTTGTCCTCGACCTTCATTGCCCGCAGTGTGCCGTTTTCCATGGCGCGGTGCTTTGCCCAAAAAGCGCGGGCCTGGATCAAAAGCTCTGGCGCTTCCCATTTGCCGCGCACCATATCCAGGATAACCGCCTTTCCTTCCTTGGTCTTACCCCAGCACTCAAAGACCGAATAGTCGTTTTGTTCTTTGGTTTTCATGGCTGTGTCGGCGTAGATTGTGCGGTACTCCAGCGCAGGCGCGACCTGGTAATAGCGCCACCACTCGTCTTTGAAGATACCGCCGCCAATGGGCGCGGGGTTTTGCATGTATTGGCCTGCAAATCGGTAGGCGTCCGTGCTCTCCATCCGGCGCAGGTCGTCCAGGGGGAATTGCTCCGGCCAAAATGAGCGGTCATCCTCAATGGCCTGGATGTTGACGTGATCCCATGCCTCGCCGTTGCCGCCGCCAAGCAAAAAGCCGCTGAGGTCTTTTTCGTGCAGGCGCTGCATGATGATGATGATCGGCGTCTCGGGGCTGTTCTTTCGGCTTTCTATGGTGGTGGAAAACCAGTCGATAACGTTTTGCCTCATGACCGGGCTGTTGGCCTCGCCTGCCTTGTGCGGATCGTCAATCAGGATTGCGCCACCAAAGCTCGCACGCATCTTGCCTGCGCCGTAGCCGGTAATCGTGCCATCGTTGCCGGTGGCATACACCACGCCGCCTTGCTCCGTCCTGAATTCGTCCTTGGCGTTGGAGTCGCCGCGCATTTGAGGAGGTCCGAAAATCTCGGCAAACACCTCATGCTGCATCACCGCGCGGGCGTTGAATGTGTTGTTGGTCGCCAGGCGCTTGGAATAGCTTGCGTGGATGAATTCGGAATCCGGCCAATTGCCCATGCACCAAGCGATAAAGTTAATGACCGCCAACTCGGTTTTGCCGGATCGAGGCGGCACGTTGATGATGAGGCGCTTGGACTTGCCCAAGACCACGCGCTCGAGGGCGTCGCAGATTGCGGCCTGGTGCCAGTTTTCCTTGAGCGGCACGCCCTTGCGGGCTTTGAACATCGCCTTTGTAAACGTCAGCAGGTCAAGCCTGCAATCGGCGATTTGCTCAGGGGTCATTCTGCGTGCTTGCGCGCAAGCGCGGCCAAGACGGCGTCGCCAAGCGCACCTGGCGACATCGTGCCATCGGGTGAGGTGTGCTCGTGCTTTTGCACCTCAGACCAGCGCATTTGGGTCTTGCTCCACCAGATCATGGCTGTGGTATCGCCGCCCATGGCCTTTTGGAATAGCGTTTTCCCGACTTGGGCGTTGGCTTTGGCCTTGCCGGATTGCAGTTCGGCTTGGAAATGCTCGCGCAGGGTATCCACGTTGATTCCGTCACGGACCAGAACGGCGATTTGGTCGAACGGCAGGCCGTAGCCGGACATGGCCTCTACCTGTTTGCGCTCGGCATCGGTGGGCTCAAATGGCTTTCTGCCTGCGTTCTCGCGTGCGCCACCGTTGTTTTTCCGGCCGTCTTGCTTTTTTGGAATGGATTTTTCAATTTTTGGCATGTCTATCCCCAATATATCTAAAACTGGCAGTTAACCTAGAACTGCTATTTGCCACTTTACCAATCTTGTCTTGTTTATTGGGAGTGATGCGAGATGGCTCTCTTGTCATGATCCATTTTTTAGATTTTGCCCTGTAATGAATCATTGCTGGATGGCTTGTTACGCTTGTGTAATTCATTCCTTGCGAAAGCAATAAATCACCAACATGTTCAGATAAGCGATTGCCAAGCCCTATTCCCTGGAAATCAGGAAGAACAACAGTACGATGCTCTCTCCATAAATTTCTCATCTTATGTGGAAAAGCCATAACAGCAGTCATTGCGGCGGGTTGCCCTTCAATGGTCGCCAAATATATTCTGGCCGCTTTATGTAAATCGGCGCTCAAATAGTGATGGCCTTTGAATACTTGCCAGATGGAATGATGCACTTGCTGAATCTGGACTTCGATTGATGGCCGCCGAAGTAACCTCCGAGAAAATTCCATTGTCGAAACGTCATAGACCCAATCAGGTTCAAGCCATTCGGCAACGTCATAGTGACACGTCACGGCCACAAATTGCCGCTTCATCTTGCGGACATATTTTTGAACAGCAAAGCTGCCCACCTTTGCGACTGTTCGATCAACCAACGAGGTGAACTCGTCGAAGACCAAAATGCCGTCAGTTTCCAAGATTGCCCTGGCCAAATCTGCCCTGAATTTTTGCCCATTACTCAGGCAGTGATAAGGCAAAAGCCACGCTGGCGGGCTGGCAAATCCTACGTGACTCAATGAATCGGTGATGGTTTTGATGTCCAGCGATTGCTCAAAATCATTCAAAAATGACGATCCACCCCACTGATGCGATTCAAAAAACACGGCATCTTTGAATGCTCGTTTGGCAATAGTTGTCTTACCTGCGCCTGATGCGCCAACAATCAGGCCAACACTCCAATCAAGGGATTCAATTGGCAAATCAACCTCCCATGATTTGACCAATTTGTCACTCATTGGGACATCAAACATCCCGACAACTTTTTGAGTTCGGAATGTTGGCTGGTATTCAGTCTCAATTACATGGTTAAAACGCGGCATTGCAATCCCTGTTTTGTGAGCATTTCATAAACGCGTTCTTGTTCGGCCTCGCTATCGCACGAAACAGAAACTTCATAGGCAGATGGAACTGTTTGTTCTTCCGGCATATCTGGTTCTGAAATTTCGCCAAACATGATTTTTGCCAATTCATCGGCATCAAATCCCGTCATCCCGAGATCAAATCCATCGGCATCAATTTCCGCCAACTCCAAGCGCAGCATTTCATCATCCCACCCGGCGTTCATCGCCAACTTGTTGTCCGCGATGACATAAGCCCGCTTTTGCGCATCGGTCCAGCCCTCAGCCACCATCACAGGGACTTCCTTCATTCCCAACTTGCGTGCGGCCATGACGCGCCCGTGGCCCGCGATGATGCCACCCTCAGGATCAACCAAAACGGCGCTGGTGAAGCCCCACTCTTTAATGCTGGCAGCGATCTGCGCGATTTGCGCCTCGCTGTGCGTTCGGCTGTTCCTGGCGTAGGGGATCAGCTTATCAATGGCCCACTTTGCCACTTTGTCGGCTGGATTTTTGCTCATGTTCTTTCTTTCGTTAATTGCTCGTTCCCAAATTTGCACCTTACAACTTACGGCTTTCCGGTGCTTGACCTCTCAGCGCCATGAGTTCTCATGCGGGTGGCGCTGGTCTGGCATTTGGGCTTTTTGACAGGTGAGCACCCCCGTCTGAAAGTTGGAAAGCCCCGCCAATCTATCGGCATTTTATAGGTTAATCCTTTGGGTGTGGACAATTATCAGGCGGCACGATCGCGCACCAGACCGACTCAAACTGACCTCTAGCTCCTGGGTTGTTCGCCCATCTGTCGATGTAGGCGTCTGGCATTGACTGGAGGCTTTTGTAAACGACAGTTTGGCTCGCGCCGATGTATTCGGAAATACTGCGGGCAGTCATGCCATCATCAAATTTCCGCAAAAGCAGACGGATTTCAGGATGGCGTGATTTGCTCATGGCTGTATTCTTACAGAATTGGCCATTTGTTTTAAATTTTCACAGTAGGCGTCTTGCTTTTCCAGTTCCTCAATGGCGCGTTTGCAGTAAATCGCAGCGTCCAAAAGCTCCTCATACTGGTGTTGCAGCCATTCTTTGAGGTTTAGTTGGTTTTGCTCAATGCTGACGCCATATTTTTTCAGGCCAAGCCGCTGGCGTTTTGCGATGTCTTGGCAGACTCTGGCTTCTGTTCCTTGGGCTGTCATGCGTTCTTCTCCTTGAGTTTGGCTTCTGTTCTGTGAATCGCGTCAAACACATCAAAGGATATGCGAGCGATCAGGTTCTTTTGTTGACCTGTCAGCCCAACCCACGCACTCCGTGCTGATTGCCGCTGTGCTGCGGTTGGGGTGTGGCTGGCTGGCTGGGCAGCCAGAAGCGCGTCTCGCAAGGCCGCCAGGTGCCGCGTCTTGACTTGGGACGCGGCATTGCTGGGGATCTCCTTTGTTTTGCTGCTGGAGCTCAGGATGCCCACCAGGCGGAAGTCAGCATGCTCAACGAGGCGTTGTGCGCACTCTCGAACCCTGTCAGCCACAGGCTCCTGCACAGGTGCTACCAGTGGCGTAGCCAAGTTGGGTGGGGTGGCTTTCAAGCGCTCGTTTTCTTCGTGCAGGCGGCGCAGTTCGGCGGCGGCTTTTATTTTATCACTTGGGATGGTGGCCGAACCTTCTAGGAAATCAGCCAGCCGCAGGGCTTCGGGTTGTGTGTTCATTTCAGTTTCCTTTCTGCTCTGGCGCGGCGGCAAGCATGGCGCGATGCTCATAGTCGGGCAATTCATCGCGATTTTCGTCGCATGACTGCTCTTCATATTCGCTCATTGCTTTGCAGCACAGGGCGCACCATCGGTGCGTCATCAACTCCCCGTCAAATTTGCTCACTTGGCGGCGAACTCGCTCACCTGCGACTATCTCGGTCCCGCAATGGCTGCATGGGCCGGGTTTTCTCGCTACGGCCATCCGTTTGGTGAACACTTTGTCGCCGGGCGCTCCAAAGTCGCCATCAAACGGATCGAAATCCAGAACTTGCTGATCGGTGCTCATGCTGCACCGCCTTTCTCTGGTGCGGCGGCTGGCTGTGCTGCGGTAAGACAGTCCTCGGACTGACGTCCTTCGGGTGGGGTGGTGTAGAGGGTGATGTTCATGCTTTGCTTTCAAAACGGCGCATCAGGCATTTGCTGGCGCTGTTGATGGTTGTATTGCTTGATTTGCTTTGCAGTCCACGGCACTGCGCCTGTGGCTGGTGGAAAAGGCCAGTTCATGCGCCAATCCCCCGCGACTTGATTTGCATGGCATCCATTGCGCCAGGTCGAACAGGCATAAATTCTTTAAAAACCAGCGGCTCGTAAATGAATTGTTTTTGGATTGTGATTTTTCCAATCCTTGCCATTCCTTCGTTGGTCAGCCTGTATTGGCGTAACTCGCGGGCTTTTTTTGGCAATCCAACGATCAAGCCTTGCTGTTGCAAATAATTGACAAGTCGATGCAATCCAGACATCCCAAGCAATCGCTCCAAAGCCAAATAGTCTTGCGGGCCATTCAGGTGCAGTGCGTTCAAAATCGCTGCGTGTTTGACGTTTGTCATTGGTTGTTCCCGTTATGGCCGCAATCGGCGCATGGTTTTTCTGTGTCTTCGCCGTGGCGGTGTTTGCACCAGCAGCACGGGGCGTTGAATGTCGATCCTTCTGGCTCAAAATGATCGTTTTTGACGATTGGAATCCAAACTGGCTGATTCATTTCTCACCTCGCACTTCGTCAATGATTGCGCGGATGGCCGCTACTTTGTCGTTTTTGATGCCATACAAATCCTCGGCCAATGGCAGCAAATCTTGCACGGCTTGGTAGAGGTCTTTTGATGCGGCGATCAGTCGGGCGTCGGCCTCGCTTGTCTCTGGAAAGTGCCCGTGAGTCGATGCAACCGGCAAACGATCACCTTCTTCGCAAATGTCAATCCATCCAGCGCCTGATGCGTTGCCAGCCGTCCATTTTCCTGGTGTGAACATGGCTGGCCTCACTTTGAAAGGTGAACAAACAGCAGCGCGGCCAAGCCAACGCCGATTGCGACTGCCAGCAAAACGCCCATTGCGGACTCTGCGCGGCTGTTGATTTTTTGAGCCTGACGCTCATAGTGCCATTGATGTTTCATGTCTTACTTTCGGTTGTGGCTGCAAGATGTTTGCGGCCTGATTGGAATTGTAATCTAATAATTTGCGATTGTGCAAAATTATTTTTGCAGTTCTTGCATGGCCTTCATCAGGTCGGCGTCGATGCCATTAAACGCGCCAGACTTGTCTGCGGCAAGCTCTTTGGCGTATTCCCAAGCCCATGCCTTCCATTCTGGCTTTTGAGCGATCCTGACCAGCTTTTCAAGTTGCAGCTTGTAGGCGAGTTGGTAGTCCATCAGGCACCTGCTTTGGCAATGACCGCATTGATACGATCAACAATGCCAATCGGCACATCGTATTCGCTCCAATAAGCGGAGCTCTCTTGGAGTTCTTTTAGCACGGCCAGCAACTCATCGCGCTCGGCTTTGATGGCATTGAAGTGCTCAACGCAGTCGATGTTGGCGGCGTGCAGTCGGCGCAATTCGGCGGCGGCTTGAATCATGTCATCAAAGTTATGTGAATCGCTTTTGAAATCAGTTTCAAAAGATTCAGCCAGGCGCAGGGCTTCCGGTTTGTCGCTCATGCTTTTCTCCAAACGTTCTTTGGCGAGCAATGGCAAGTCGCCGATTCTTGCCGCTTGTAGCCGATGCTGCGGATCACGTTTGCCTTGCTGGCCGCGATGAACACACCGCCCCATGCGCGGCCATCTGGTGGCTTTGGCATCCCGCAATCCTCGGCCCAGGCCCTGACCTGCTCGGCCATGAATGCTTTGCCTGGGTTTTGCTTCATGAACAAAAGCATCATGACGCTTGCCTTGTCAAACCAGTCGCCGTGGATACGATCGGCGTGATTGACTGCGCGGGTTATGCCGGTGTCTCGGTGTTTTTCAGCTTGTTTCAATTGATTCTCCAAGATGGTTTGACCCAGTGCTCATCATCAAATGCCCATGGCATTGACTCAATAAATTCAGGCGGCTCCTCCATGATTGCATCGCCACTTTCATCATCAAATGGCTTCCAGTAAACACAAAATCCAGCCGTCTTGGTTTCGCAAATTTCGCAAAGATACGGGTCGCCAAATTCATCAATGATGTCGAAAAGCTGTTGTGTTGTTTTTGCGGATGCAAATCCGATCCAGCCGGTTGGCTTTTCGTCTTCAGTCAAAAATCTAAAATAAATTGTCTTCATCAATGTCTCCGGTCAGTTTAAGGGCTTGGGTGATGATGTGCTCGGGGTATGCGCGGCCTTCGCGCACCTGATCGAGGATTTGCATGGCTTGAAAATAGTTCATGCCTTCCTCAGCACCTGGTTGATTTGTTGGCGAATGTGCTCAGGCATTGGCGCGGCTTTTTTCAAGTCTGCCTCAATCTTGAGTAGCGCTGGATCTGGGCCGGTGTGCGCAGGCGGAACGGTTGTCCTGGCGATGTCGGCGGCTTGTTGGGCAAATGATTGCTTTGTCGGTCTTGCGCTCCTGCACCAGTTGCGCCACGTGGCCTCCCAGTCCAGTTTGGTCGCATCCTTGCCGCTTTTGGCCGTCCAATAGTCCTTGAATTTCTCAGCCTCAAGCCTGACCGTTGCGGCATCCCATGTCATGGCCTCCAATGCCCACTCACCCCATGGCTTTGGAAGTTGCCAATCAGGTGAAAGCCTTTTTGCTTTGGCCTTGCCCGTGGGCGAGGCATCTACCAATGGGGTTGGTAATGGAGATGGTAATGGAGATGGAGACGGGGCATCCGGTTTGCACTCATTGCGCATGGTTTCCGCATCCGGTTCGCGTGCGGGTCGCATACGCTCCGCATAATCAGGCATACGCTTTGCAGCAGTCTCGCGCCCGTATCTCTTGCATAAAGCAGCCCATTTTGAAGAATCTGATCTGTCTTTTGCGCCAGCAGCCCATGGGTTATGCTCCTTCCAATCATGAATGACAAGTTCGTTTTCTTGGCCATCAAGAAAGCCAACATCCATCATTGCTTGAACAAATGCGCCATCATCGCCAGTCCAATCAACAGACAATTCAATGTCTTCGTTTGACATTCCAGACAAGTTGCCATCGCTGCGATTTGCGGCAGCCCAAATGAACAAATAGACGCACGCCAATGGCCCAGCATGGCCAAGCCTTTTCAGCAGCTTTTTTGTTTTTGGATGCCCTGGTAGCGCAGTTGAAATCCGCGCATCTTTAGTCATCGTTTGACTCGCTTTCCTCGGAAAGCCACCAATCCTGCTCATCTATGTGCTGCTTCATTTCTGCGCAAATCAAATCCATTTGAGATGGAGATAATTTCACGACAATCTCATCGCCGCATTGGTCTTCCTGCCTTATGCAGTAATAACCGCCAACGCTGATGTATGTCGTTGTCTCAAGCTGTTGCTTTAGCTTCATGCTTTTTTCCAATAAAAAAGCCCAAGGCGGAACTCTCATCCTTTCGGATGTTGGCGGACTGGGTAGTACCAGCAGAGTCCCGTCTTGGGCTTACTACAAAATCCCCGCCAAGGGATGCGTTATTTTATCAAACCATTCGCATCGGCTCAAGGTTTATTTTCACCATCCCGCCGACATCGCCAGCGAATGAAAAGCTCATTGTCCACTTGCTGTCGTCAACGCCGCTGATCTCGGCCACAGCGTCGATGGCTTGCTTGATCCTGGCGATGCAGTTGTCCAGGTCAATCCTGCGCTTTGATGGCGGGTAAAACGTGATCGTGGCGTGCAAGCGTGGTGCGTCAATGCGGGTTAGGCCTTGCTGCTTTGCGGTGATGTAGCAGGCCTGGCGGTAGGCTTTGGCTGCGCGGGCTTTGATTGCCCAGTGGCCGCGGGCGTTGGGGCTCAGGTCTGGCGATGGCCATGGCAGGGTAAGCTCAATCATTGCTTAAAATTTCCCATGCTGTTGCAGCCACGACTGGAATTTGCCCATTTCCAGTGGCTTGAAGTCTGTCCATCCAATGGGCCATCCCATCAGCCATTCGTGATTCTTCGGGCTTGGCCTTCCAAATGCTTGCACAAAATTTTGGCATGATTTCCATTTTTGCATTGATGGTGCTGCGTAATTTGCCGTGCACGTTGGCGTGTGCACGAAGCCAAAATCTTTCCCGAATGTGATCTGCACCCATGTCTCTCGCTGACAAAGATATGCACTTGACGGCGTAACCCATCTGCTCAAGATCATCTGCGGCTCTGTCAATTGCGCGTCTTTCGACGTTCTCGGCAAAAACGTACCTGGGAGCGACATCTGCCACGATCCGTCGCATTTCCGGCCAGAGATCGTCCGCAGTGTTTTTTCCCGCAGCCGCTGTGGAATATGCCTGGCAGGGAAAGCCTCCAGAAACCACGTCAACACGGCCTCTCCAAATTTTCCCATCAAATGTTCGCACGTCATCCCAGATTGGGAACGGCTGCAAAATTCCATCATCTTGGCGTTGGCAGAGTAGAGCTGCATGGTGTGGGTTAAATTCAACTGCGCAGATTGTTTTCCATCCGAGTAAACGACCCCCGAGTATTCCGCCACCAGCGCCTGCGAAAAGAGCCAACTCATTCATAACCACCTTTCATGTTTTCAAATAGATCGCCCTGGCCGTTGCTTTCAGCTTTGATCGGCTTGATAAATTTCAGCCGACTATTGCGCCATGACTTTGGCATCAGTCCAGCCTTGGCCGCGCACCTCGGGCCGATGGCTTCTCGGCCAATCATGACGAATGGCTTTGTAGGTCGGCCACAAAGTGCGCAGATGGGTTTCATATGATTCGCCTTGCACCGCCAGAGCGGATGACGGTCTTGACGTAATCGACTGCCTTTTCAAGCTGCGCGACGTTGATGATTTCAAGCTGCGCGTCGTGGATTTCCATCGCCAGGTTGAGTGCGTTCAGTTCGTTGGCCTTGAACACAAACCGATCACCCTTTTGGACTCCGCGAGCGCAAAGCTCTTTCAGTGCGTCTTGGCCCGCTCGGATTTGTGCGGCGTATTCATCGCCAACGCCATCAATAGCCAAAGCCTCTGCGATGTTCATTGAGGCGATCAAGATGTCCATGTCGTCACGGGTGGCATGGCCTTGCGCAGTCGATGCCATTGCGCCGTGGTTTTTGATTTTCAGCATCGCCAAAGAGTCGCCAGTTTGAGTGAGCGGCTTGAATCCAGACAAAACATAGTTGACGACATCGGCGCGGATTTGCCTTGGCCGGTATGCGCTGCGCTTTCTCATTCAAACCCCAGTTCTGCCTTGAAGGCAGACAGAGCCATCACCAGAGCCTGGGCTTGGTCGTAACTCAAGCATACGTAGTTGTCTTGCTCGTGTATGCAATACGATGCAAAGTGCGCGATGTAACCGTTGCCAGTGTTTGTCAGTGCGCATCGTGTTTTTCCAGCGATTGAATAACCTTTGCCAGCAACGACAACGGCATTGTCCTTGTCGCGGAAAACGTGGTCTTGCAGGCCTTCACAAATGAAAAGTTGCTCGTTCATAGTCCCGCCCATGGGTTGTTTTTGTATTCCTTGTAACCTCTGCCGCTTCTGATTCGGTTGACCACATCAAAGTTGATGCCAAGCTCACGCGCGATTCCTCTGTGCGTGCCCTCCATGCTCCTGATTTTCTCAATCAACTCAAGAGGATGCGGCGAGCGCTCGCGTGCGGCCAGCGCCAGCTTGTAATTGCGGGCTGGGTTCTTGTGATACTGCGTGCGCTTGGCTGCATCCGCCGTCAGCATCTTGCGGGTCTTCATGGCGACATGGCCTGGCTCGACACAAAGAGGATTGCCGCATGATGTGCTGGCCAGCAAGCCATCAGTTTTCAGGTTTAGCACGTTGGCAGCAATCCACCGGCGAACAGGCATCAATTTTTTGTTGATGTTGATGTAAGGCACGCCAGCAACTTTGCTGCTTGCTTTTGCGCCATCCCAGATCAGGCAGTCGCCGTCCTCGTGGCTTTTTGATTGGATGAACTCCATGGTGATTGGCTCACCTGTTTTTCGTTTGACTTTCATTGGTTTATTGATTGTTGTTGATGGGAATTTTATTGTATATCAATTTTCAGGGATTGGCACATCATCAGGCCACAATCCTAGCTTTGTCAGCTTTTCCACGGTCTTTCTGTGCGCATCCCCCCACATCTCCATGCGCTCGACCTTGCTCATGGCCGCGCCCTGGTCGAGCGCATAGTGGCATCGAAAACAGAGCGAGGCGATCAGGTTGTCTGACGCCTTGATGCCGCGACCCTTGCCTCCGCCGTGATTGGTGTGCGCGGCCACCACTGTCCCGTCATCAGCGCCGCAATGTTGGCAAGAAATCTCGCGGGCGTTGCGCAGCAGGGTCTTGCTGCGGACGTAATCGTGCTTTGGGAATCTCATGCCATGCCCAGGATCTGATCGACCACTGCATCAAGCTGTGCGCGATCTTCGTATGTCGTCAGCACTCGCTGAAGCAGGACGTTTACCACGGCTGAATAAAGCGCCTCGAACTCGGGCTCTTCCATGCTGCCAAATGCGATGGACTTGGCCTTCAGAGACATTGCACCGTCAAGCGTGAACGTCTGCTCGTAAAAGCCAGCCAAGATCGTCACATCACTGCGGAATTGGTCGAAGTCCTTGGCGATCTCCATGCCCTTGAATTTTGTCGCCGGTTGCCACGCCTCAAAGCCAAGATTCAGCAGGGCAAAGAACTTGCGATGGAATTTAAGGTTTCGCGGAAACGATGCCTCCATGTTGACGATCTGGCCAGGCTCGGATTTGATGAGACGCGCCCACAGTTTTTTCCATGCGGATGCGTCTTCGTCAGTGCGGCCTTCAAAGCATTTGAAAAGAAGGTCGCGAGCACCCTCCAGCTCTGCGGGAATGGCTTGGCCGGTGCGTTTGATGGTGAATTTAGCCATTCAATTTTGTTTTCAGTTCGTAGCCCATAAGCGGCCAGATTTTCGCCACGGCGTTGGTGCGGGCGACTTGGCGGCCAATCTCGGCGTTGAAGTTTTCTGGGCTGGCGCAGGCGCTCTCGCCGGTGACGGTGAAGCCGTTGCGCAAAGTCAGCACGCAGAACGTCAGAAGTTCATGCTCCGTATTCACTGAGCCTTGGTTTTTGCCTTCGCCACTACGCCAAGCTCCAGCCATGCCGTCAGCAGCAGTAAAGAACACCTCTTTTACGATGTTTTCCTCAATATCGGTAGGCGTGATGCGCGGCGCGACGTTGGCACCCTTGGCCTGGATGGCGTTTTCAATCTCTTGGTCACTCATGCTTTTCTCCTTGGTTAAAAAATGGTGGGCTTACTCGCTGCGTCTGTGTTGCATCCACCGGGAACCCCCAGTAGCACAGCATCCGCTTTCGGCCAAAAATCGTCAGAATGGGATGTCGTCGTCCATGTAATCAAAGCCGCTTGATGCAGGCGCGGGCGCTGGCCGTGCCGCTGGTCGCTCTTGGCGTTGTGCGGGCTGGCCTTGCTCGCGTTGGCCTGCGATCAATTCGATCTCCAGCACGGTCGCGGCTAGTTTGTGGCCTTGGCCGTTTTTGCCTTCGTAGGTCTGAATGTGTGGGTCACTCAGAACGGCATAAATCTGCGAGCCTTTGAGCAAGTAAGGCGCAAGAGATTCTGCACGCTTGCCCCAGATGGATGCGTCAATCCATTGCGATGGGCGCTTGCCATCGTCGCCTTTTTTGCCATAGTTGTAGGCCAGCGAAAGTTGCGCCACAGCATCGCCGCGAGGCGTGTGACGGACTTCAGCGTCCCGGCCAATGCGAAAAACTCCAGTGATTTGAGCCATGATCTTCCTTTCAGTATGAACTCAGCGCGTCGTGCGCAGTTTGAATTGATTTGGCGGCTTTTGCCAGGTCTTGTTTGACCTCGCCTGCAATGGCTTTGGCCTTGATGCTCTTTTGTTGAATAGCCCCCAGCATGGATGCCTTTTCAACGCCATCATCTGTTTCTGCGTCAACGTGGATGCCGCAAATGTAGCGGGCCACCACCAAGATGCGCACAGGCTTTGGAATGGCCGTGTCGCTCTCGTAGCCCGACGCTGCTGACTGCTTGACGCCGATTGGCCCCCAGAATTCAGCCTGCCCAAGGCCAAGCGTCTTGCGCAGCATCTTGACTGACTCGTTTGTGATTTCTTGCTCTTTCATATCGTCCTCGGTTGTTCGATGGCGAATTGTAGCGTGATTTTTTGTTATCCCGCGAAAATTATTTTTAGACAATCGCGCGGAATTACATTACAATAATTTGTCAGGCAATCTCGCCTGGCCATTTAATGAAAGTGAGACATGACAAAGAACGTCTACCAACTCATCGCGGAGGTCGCCAGCGACATATCCGCGCACGGCATCGCTAAAAACCGGCGCAATCAACAAGGCTCAGGATTCAACTTCCGAGGCATTGACGATGTGCAAAACGCGTTGGCCCCATTGCTGGCCCGCCATAAGCTGGTCATCCTGCCTCGCGTTATCAGCCGGTCATGCGAGGAGCGACTGTCCAAGTCTGGCGGCAATCTGTTCTACACCACGGTCGAAGTTGAATATGACTTTGTGAGCGCGGAGGACGGCTCAAAGCACACTGTCAAGATGTACGGCGAGGCCATGGACAGCGGCGACAAGTCAACCAATAAGGCCATGAGCGCGGCGTACAAATACACGGCCATCCAGGCGTTCTGCATCCCCGTTGAAGGCGATCCCGATCATGAGTCGCATCAGGTGGAGGCCAAAAAGCCAACACTGACAAATGCCCGTTTCGCCAAGGCGGTCGAGTCAATCAAGTCGGGGCAGTACAGCACCGAAAAGCTGCGCAATGATTTTGCGCTGACCGAAGAACAGGAATCCGTACTTGTGGAGGCGCTCGCAAATGCTTGACCATAAATTGATCTTCCGCGCATCGTCGCTGGCCGACATCATGACCGAGCCAAAAAGCAAAAGCGACAAGCTCTCAGTCGGAGCCAAAACAGCCATCACCAAAATGGCAAAGGAGGCCGTTTACGGGTACGACGAGCGCATCACCAGTAAGCCAATGACCAAGGGCATCCAGTGCGAAGATCAGTCCATTGAGTTGCTGAATTCTGTTTTGTTTGCCAGCCACACAAAAAACACTGAGCGCAAGACAAACGAATGGATCACGGGCGAGTGCGACATCTTCACCGGCTCAAAAATCATCGACATCAAGTCGTCGTGGTCGCTTGCCACGTTCCCGGCGCTTGCCGAGGATGGCGAAAACAAAACCTACACTTGGCAGCTTGCCGCTTATATGTGGCTTTGGGATGTTGATAGTGCGGCCATTGCTTACTGCCTAGTATCAACGCCAGAGGAATTGATCGGATACGAAGACCGCCAGCTGCACATCGTTGACCACATCGCTCCAGAGCTGCGCGTTACCTTGCTGCACCAAGATCGAGACAAGGCAATGGAGGCCAAGATCATCGAAAAGGTCGAGGCTGGCCGGGAATACTATCGCCAGGTCATTGAGCGCATCGCCAACGAACACACTTTCTAAAAGTAAAGCCATGAAACATCAAATCAAACACCGCTACACGGACGCCGTTCTTTTTGAATGCGAATTGCCAGATGGCACACAGTCAGGACTTGCAACGCGACACGCACTAGAAAAAGCCGTGAACGCCGGGGCCAGCCTCGCCGGGGCCAGCCTCGCCAGGGCCAACCTCGCCAGGGCCAACCTCGCCGGGGCCAACCTCGACGGGGCCAACCTCAACGGGGCCAACCTCGACGGGGCCAGCCTCGCCGGGGCCTGCCTCGCCGGGGCCAACCTCAACGGGGCCTACCTCGACGGGGCCAACCTCGCCAGGGCCAACCTCAACGGGGCCTACCTCGACGGGGCCAACCTCGACGGGGCCAGCCTCGCCGGGGCCTGCCTCGCCGGGGCCAACCTCTCCGGCAAAAAACTGATTGGAAATCGCCCAATTCTAATGATTGGCCCAATCGGCTCGCGATGCTCATATTTCACGTCATACATTACGGATGCGGGCGTGATGCTTCGTGCTGGATGCTTTTTTGGCACAGTCGAAGAATTTAAAGCCAAACTCATCCAAGAGCACGGAGAAAACAATCACCGACAAGAATACGAAGCTGCACTCACATTGATTGAGTGCCATCATCAAATCTGGAAATAACCAAGGAGAAACCATGTTTAAAAACACCACCATTTACCGCTATCAAATTGAATCAGCCTTGCCGCCAGACTTTGGCAACTTTCAGCGATTCGTGCCATGCGGCGATCTGCAAGAGAAATCAGTCGGATGGATTGAGCCGCGCGGCCACAATCACGGGCCGATGGTTGAGATCGTCAACGGCGAGCGCATCGTCAAGTTGATGATTGAAACCAAGTCCGTTCCCGGCAAAGTTTTGCGCGATGAAGTTGAAAACCGCATTTATGAGATTGAGCGCACGCAAGGCCGCAAGCCAGGGAAAAAGGAAACACGCGATATCAAAGAGGATGCCCGCATGGCATTGCTGCCTCAAGCCTTCCCAAAGCAAACCACTGTCTTGGCATGGCTGCGAGATGATGGCCTGTTGATTGTGGACACGGCCAGTCAGTCACGTGCCGATGACTTTGTGTCTGCGCTGATGGCCGCAATTCCAAGCCTGAAGCTGTATTTGTTTTCCACGGTGCAAGACCCAAAAAGCATGATGATGAATTGGCTTTTGGGCGATCATTACGAAACCCCTTATGGCTTCAGCATTGGATACGATTGCCTGCTTGAATCAGTAGGCGAAGATTGCGCGAAGGTCAAATTCACGCACCACAATCTTGACTGCGATGAAGTGCGCCGCCATGTGTCAGAAGGCAAGCTGCCAACAGCGCTGAGTCTTGAATTTGAAGGCAAGGCTCAATTCACGCTGACGGATTCCATGCGCATCAAAAAGATCGACCTGCTGGATGCTGGCGCTGGCGAGCGCGAAGAAGATGCGTTCGATGCGGACGTGGCGATTTTCACGGGCACGTTTGGGCCGCTGATTGATTCGCTGGTCAAAGCATTGGGTGGCGAGCATGAGACACGGTGACGGCGGAAAAGGATCTGCGCCACGGACATTCAGCGTGCCGCTTGAGACATTTGGCAAAAACTTTGATTCGATTTTTAGGAAAAAACCAATGACCAATTTTGAACGTACCGCCAACTGGCTCAAGGCCTGCGGCAAAGAGCCAACGCCAGAAAACCTATCGACACAGGCTGGCGTGCATATCGAGGAGTTCTGCGAGTTCTTGGCCTGCCTGCGAACCGATAGCGAGGGCTATGCCAAATTGCTTGACCGCACGCGATTGGATTTGGAGTGGTTCGCATCAAAGCTCAAGCGCGGCGAGCAATCGGTTTACATTCCCATCCACTTGCGCGTCGATGCCCTTGATGCGCTTTGCGATAGCGAGGTCACGGGCAATGGCGTTGCTTACCTTGCTGGGTTTGCCAAGGACGCAGCAGATCAGGCCGTGCTTGATTCCAATGACTCAAAGCTGGAAAACGGCGCGGCCGTGATCCTTGATGGCGGCAAGATCGGCAAGGGCAAGGACTACAAGCCGCCAAATCTGCGCGGCTTCGTTTAAGCGAATGGCCGTGTCCCGGCCTTGTCGATGGTCAGCGCCTGCTTTCTGGCTGGCGTTGATTCTGTGTTTGGCACGCTGATATGCGTCCACGCAGAAAATTCTTCGATGCACTGGTCGAAGTTGATGCCGCTGGCGATGATCTTGCGCACCACTTGGTCTGGCGTCATTCCAGGCACGCGAATATCAGCCGCGCACCCGATGCGGTGCTGGCTGGTGTCTTTGCTGCCCACGGCATCGTTGACTTGCTTGCCTCGGTAGGCCGAGTTCACCAGAACAGGCTTACCAAGCAATGCGCGGACTTGTTCCAGCAGGTCGGCCAGGCGCTTGAGGTTTGCAAGCTCTGATGGGCCTGGCGTGTTGTCCCATCCGTTGCGTGCGGCTGTCTCGCTGGCCGTCAATTCATTAAGCGTGAAGTTGGGTGTGATGTTCACTTTGCGCCCTTTGTCATTGCCACGGTCTTGTCTTGCGAAGACTTAGAAGACCCAAAATAATAGGACAAAACCTGCTGCGCACTGGCCGTCATGAAACCAAGCGCAAAAATGATAAGTTGCTGCTGTTCAGTTGGCACGACTTTGAAGAGCAGGATGCCGACAAACAGATACGTCAGCGCCACCGTGCCAACAGCCAAGACCGGCATAACCAATTGAGCGATTGGACTGCCACCAGCCGAAACCAAGCCGACCTCACGTTGGCGTGCGCTGTCTCGATCTGCTGCCTCGGCTTGAAACTGCTTCAAGTCGATTTCCGCAAGTTTCTCAGCCGCTTGAGGGTCTGCCTGGATGGCTTGCGTGACCGCTTCAACAGTGTCTGCGACACCCATTTTTTCAGCAATGGCCTTGACCACCAAGCCGCCAGCAGGGCCAACAGCAAGAGTAGCCAATGCTGGCGCAGCGGTTTTAAGAAGTGCCAATAAGTCATTCATGGGATGCCCTTGTCATTTGCCGCACTGAACGGCTTTGCAATAAAAAACAATCTCAATGCCGATCCACATCAGCAC